TCTTTCTGAATCTCTTCGATGATTGAGTTGCGAATATCTTCTTCTTTACCGCCCAGCTTTTGGGACAGCTCAGTATAAGATTTAGCTAAATCTTCTGGTGACTTGAACTTTTCAGGGAGCCACTCAGGTCGATCTGACACTGGGGCTTCTGCCTGTTGAACATCCTCTTGGGTAACGAAGTCACGACCATCGGCCTCTGCTACTTCTACTGCTGTTTCTTGTTCACTCATGTTTTACTCCTGTGTCCATGTGCAATACGCTGCTCGATGAGGCCAACGATATATCGCTGACCCTCAAGGTGACGTAACTCTTCCGTAGTCACATTTGGCCCATTCACCATTTCAATAGTGATTGAACGCAAATAACGTAGAACCTCTTTGCCCGTAGGCGACTCGAATACCTGTGCGATATTCTTGCTGACGACTACATCGTCTTCAGACTTGCGCTGATACCCGTCTATTCCAATATTAACCTTCTTGTTCAACCATCATACCCTGTTGTTGCTGCGCCATCTGCTGCGCCATTGCAGCTATTTGTTTACGCTGTTCTTCATCGCGAATCAAACTTTCTGGAACGCCAAACTTTTTAGCTAGGTGAACCGCAGTCTTTTCTCCGTCGATTAGAAGTTGCAACATCTCTGGCCCGAATACGCCACCAACCAACTCAAGGTAACGAGCAACGCTAGAAATATCTTGGTTAGCTTGCGCCTGAGCAAGTGGAGATACAGAGCGAACCTTGACCTCACGACCATTCACGCTTGGAACCTCAATGCGTCCCTGCTTCTTTAGAATGTAGATTACACGCTGGAGAACAGGCTGAACTAACTCTGCTTGCAATCGACCAAACGCCGATCCGACACGGCGAGAAAGATCAGCCATACGCTCCGCAACTTCTGTTGCTGTAGCTGGCGTCTTGTCTGGATTGCCAAGCATATCATTGTAAAGCGCACGCTTAATATTCAGACGCATATCGCTAAGAACTAACTGCGCAACATCAAAGCGACCCGCAGCCTGTATTGGCTGCAAACCCTGACTACCCATAGCTTTTGGAATGATAGACCCGGGAACAAGCTGAATTGTATCAGGGTTAATAACTCCATCATCTTCCATCTGATAAATGCCAGAGATAGACATCTGCGCATTCTCAAGGATTAACTCGATGGTTAGGTTGGTTGTCTTAATAGCAGCAAGCGCATTAATCAGTGGGCCACGACCATAGACTTCACCAGCACACTTGGACCAGCGGAAGCAGATGAATGGATTAGAGCCAAGGCCGCGCATCTCTTTCTTATGAAGCACAGTATCCGTAGTCATACAGATTGCGTAATGAACATATGCTTCTTCATTCTTGCGGGAGTAGTCACGACAAACAACCTCTAAGACAGTAGTCTCTTGGTTGCGCCCCATCATCGTCATAACCTTGGAGCTAAAGGTAGAGTTGGGGTACATCATTTCTAGGTGATCGAACTTAACCTTCTTGCGCTCACGGAACACATGGTCAATGCGATCATCAGGTCCAGTATCAAGAACCACATGAGGCAAAGGGATTGCAGAGAATACAATAGGGTTGATTGCATCCCCTTCTTCAACGCAGAGAATGCCTGTGCCTACCGCCAAGTCCATGAATGATTCATGCACCTCTTGGCTAAAGTTAGAGTTTTGCAGAACCTCGAAGACATAATTGGTTACATCATCAAGCTCGTTGTCTATTTTTTCACGCTGTTCTGGTGGCACTTCGCTGCCAGACATAAGGTCAGCCCATCGCGCAAAGTTAGGAACCAGACCTGATTGGAGTCGGCTCGCAAACTCTTGGACACCGACAACCGCAGTCTCATCAAAAATCTTTTGATCGCGGCGCTGGCCAGCCTCTTCGTAGTAAAAAGACTCACGTTGCGGTAGCGCATACTCATAGCATTCTTCGAACAGGGGGACCCAGTTTTCGCGAAACGCCTTAGCCTTATTGTACTTTTCGATGTACTGTTTTGCGATCTTATCCATTACTTGAACCTACCTAGAAAGCCGCTACCAGCAGCGCGGAATAGTGATCGACGCCCAGAGCCACCGCGCATACCACGGCGTTCTGTTCGGCCCTCGATTGCTTCTGTAATATCCTCACGCTTTGTTTCTGCGCGGGTCTCTATTTCTGCTCGCTTTGCGCGATCTGCTTCTTCTCTTGATTCAGTAGCCGCTTGTTTCTCTGCGGCAGACGGTCCAAAACACATAGTGCTCTCCTTTACATCCTTGACCAAACATTACCGCGACGCTGCGTTGTTGGCTTCCGTTTAAATACGTCAAAGTTTCTTTGTGCTACGACAGCCCTAGCAGGTTTCTGGCTATTCATCAAAGCTCTACCCTCACCAGCACCCAAGAATAGATACTGCGCTGCGTCATGTACGTGACTAAACATATTCTTATCTGGCTTGTCAGCGTATCTCTCGCCGCTAACCTCCATTCGCTTGTAGGCATAGCCGCCCTCAAAACCCTTAATTAGCTGAGGGCAGCGCCTATCAATTAATAGCGCTGGCTTACCTTCTACCATCTTGGTGAGCTGGGAAGAGACAGCCTCAAGACGAAGGTCAACAGAGTTGGAAGGCGCAGGAAACGCCCTCAAGCCAGCACCGCGCAGAATGTGAAAGGGAGTGGATTCATCAGTCTGCGCTCTAAAGTCACCAGCAGGGTCGCCATAGATGATGACCTCACCAGCAGCGGAGAAGCGCGTTGCAAGTTCATTGCGCAACACTTCAGCAAATCTAACGATACCCATGTCAACAGCTACAATCTCTGATTGAATCAGCCACCTTCCTCGCACCTTCTGGCCTATAACGGCAGCAGGGGTGAGGCCAAAGTCAATTCCAACGTAGACAGGAACGCCCGCCGCGACAGGAACCTCTTCTTTTGCGACATGAACATCAGTAGCAAACATAGGATATACTGGCTTTCCATCTTGAATGTGGCCAAGTTGGTTCATCACATAGACATCGATCCAGCTTTTGGTCTTACCCTGAATAAGATTTGGATAATAACTCGACATCATGTGGCGCTGATTCTCAGCATCCTTGTTGGGTTCGTAGTCTTCTAGCTCGCCCTCATTGTTTCTGATCTCACGCATCCCAGCAGGTTGAGTAAAGAACTGCCAGTTATCTGGTTTGACCAGCATCTTAGCTTGCTCGCGGGGGATGTGGTCAGGAATAGGAACCTCACCAGACATAATAGGCCACCAGTGATCTTCTTCTGGAGCGTTGGTATCAGCAATAACACCCGTCCAGCTAGGGCCACCATCACGCATAGAAGGATAACGACCAACACGCATGGTACACGCGTCGATAATAGACTTGGGTATCTCCCTAGCCTCGTTAATCCAGATGCCAGTAAGTTCTAGCGACAGAAGTTTCTTAACATCTTCGGGTCGATCTAACGCAAGGAAGAGGACTTCGAGATCAATCTCGCCCTTCTTGATGTGATGGGTGTAGGGGACTGACCAAGTGAATCGTCCCCATTCGTTTTCGGGGAACCAGTCAAGCCATGTTTTAATAGTTGTAGTTCGTAGCTGTGGGTTTGTGTTTCGTATAATAGCCCATCGGGACTTTCGGGTTCCGTCGGGAGCCTTTTGCTGTTGAAGCGCCCGACGAAAAACCTCCACACAACAGCCAACACTTTTGCCACTACCAACTGGCCCCCTTATGCCACGAAAGAAAGTGTCGTCCTTCATGAACGACTTTAGCACATCACCGTCTGGCTTGTACTTAAAGCTAGTCACTTGCTCATTACCCCAGTGTCGACGCCGACTTTAATCATCTGAGCAGCGACTTCAGGGCCGATGCTCTCAATGATCTTGTCGGCCTCGTAGTTAGTCACGAAGTCTTTAGGATGGTGCTTCATATGCACCAGCTTAACAACGCGCCGTAAGGTATCTCGCTCAGGCTGAGAAAGGGTATTGAGAAAGCTCACTTATTGCCATCCTCATACATCTTCTTCTCCATAGCCTCAACGCGCCGAAGCAGAGAGTGATGCTTGCTGCTGACCACGCGCTGCTTTATGGTGCTTAGCTCACCCTCCTCTAAGTCTTGGATTTTATCCTTGTTCATATAAAGGCTTCGGACCTTTCGGCGCACTTTATTAAACAGGGTATTGTTCTTAGAGCGCTCCACAGCATCAAGCTGCTTGCTTAGCTTTTTGTACTCTGACTGAGATACTGGATCAGGCATATCTTAATCCCATGCCGTTGCGCCCTTCGGCTTTGGTGGCTGTTTCTTGCGAGGCGCTGCCTTCTTCTTCGCAGCGGGCTTGGGCTGGGGAAGGTCAGGTGTTTGTATTAAACGTCGGGAGTCCTTAGTGCGCGTTGCGCCAGAGTAGCTAGTGTCGCGCAATTTATGCACAGGCCCATCATAAGGTGTGCCGTCTGAGAATGTCCAAGCCATCACTTCATCTCCCTACGGCGCTTGTTCCCCTCAGTAATAACCTCGGCCTTTGTCTTGCTAACAAACTTTGTCTGGCCCTTCTTAAACTCACCGCCATAGCCGATCTTACTGTCAGTAAGCTCTTTGGTTTCCTCTATCAAATCCATAACGCGCTTGCGCTTTAGCTTGAGTGATCCTTCGGACTCCTTGCCTTTCATTGCGCGAAGGCCGCGGCGAAGAGCTGTAGTTGCGTTCTTCACACCCTTCAGCAGAGCGCCGCCGTCCCCGCCACCTATCTTCGACGGCTTGAAATCATAGTCTGGGATTGTGCTGAGTTCTTTGTTAATTTTCTTGAGGAGCGACTTTGCTCGTCCCACTTCTGTCTTAGGCATTTCTATATTTCCTTGTCTTCTTAGTTATTGACTTAGGCTGAGAAACAAACTGTTTCCCCTAACTTAACCTCGACCAACTCCAAAGGCTTCCCTTACGCTCTCTCTCGACCTGCTAAAAAGAGAACCCCCTCGGCCACGCGTCGGTGGCGCGGACCTAGCTCGTCCACCAATCGCAGGGCCAGATGTTCTTGTCGCACCAGAGCGGGTCGCAATTACTTCGCCTCCCCCAGAAGACGAGCTGCTTGCTTCCTCTTCCCGCCCAACAGGCTTCACAGTACTTTTTGTATTCGGATCAACATACAAAGAAGGCAACGGACCAAAGTCAGGCTTCTTATACTTAGGCGCTCCACTACCGAAACACATGTCTAACTATCCTTCCTATGCCGCTTGGCAAAGTTGCGAGCAGCCTCAACGCTGCCAAACCCCCAAGCCTTCAAAGCCAAAGCCTTTCGAGTAGGCTCACCCTTCTCATCCTTCATCGGCCCCTTCATCCCGGCAAAGCGAGCAGCAAAAGAAACACGACGAGGATTAGTCCCACTCTTAACAGGAGCCTTCAGGTTAGCACCCTCAGTCCTCTTAAAGTGACGAC